AGTTGAGCAAATAAAGGGTACCACTGCTAAAACTCTTATGGCAAATAAAGAATGGCATAGAGGCTTGCCAGAAATTGGTGGAATGTATGCGTACTTCTATGACCCAAAAACCAAAGACAATTTGCCATACTTTGATATATTCCCAGTAACTATAGTAATAGAAAAATACAATGATGGATTCCTAGGGTTAAATTTACATTACCTACCACCAATGTATAGATTGGGTCTACTTGACAAATTGATGGAATATGCTACTGATAATGAATTAACCGAGACAACAAAACTAAGACTAACTTATTCTTTACTGCGCTCCGCTTCGAAAATAAAAGAAGCTCAGCCATGTATAAAAAGATACCTATATAGTCATGTGCAATCTAGATTTCTCATGATACCAGCAACTGAATGGGAAAAAGTAATATTCTTGAATGTCGAATCTTTCAAGAAAAAAGGAAAATCTGTTGCTTGGTCAGATTCTCTAACAAAAATACGATAGGAAATAAGAAATGGCTGACATAATCGGTTTTGGCGACCTTAGAGATGTTATAAGTGGAAACAAAAATACAGCTTTTATGAAAAAAGGCTTAGCCACTAAAAATAGATTTAGTGTAAATATTTTTCCAACTGGAGATTTAGTAAGTGGTCTATTAAACGCAAATAATAGAGCATGGTCGCTACAAGCTGACTCAGCATCCATTCCAGGAAAAAGCTTTAACACTACCGAGCGAAAAACCCATGGTCCAGTATTAAAGCTTCCATATGATGCGTCATATAATGAATTCACTTGTACTTTTAAAACAAGACCATACTTATCCGAAAAGCAAGCATTTCATGATTGGATGGATATCATAGAAGACCCTCTTACAAAAAACATCCAATACTTCGATAGATATTCAAGTAGAATTGTATTCGCTCATTATACCAGATTTGACCATGAAAATCCAGCATTTGAATGTACTATGATTGATGCTTATCCTATTAATATAGCAGATATGGACTTTAATATGGGAGATAATGACCAGTACGCAACATTTACTGTGACTTTCGCATATAAATACTACAAGACTGAATCAAAAGGTTCAGACTAATTACATTAATGATTTTTATTATGGAGAAAAATTATGGCATTACCTAAGTTAGACACACCCATTCATTCGTTAAAGCTACCTTCGACAGGGGATGTTGTCAAGTTTAGACCCTTTTTGGTAAAAGAAGAAAAAATTCTACTAACAGCATTGGAATCTCAAGATGAGAATACAATCATAGAAGCAGTTAAGCAAATTATTAACAACTGCTTATTGACAGATGGTATTGATATTGAACAAATGCCTATGTTTGATATTGAGTATTTTTTCCTCCAACTAAGAGCAAAATCTGTAAGTGATGTAGTTACCCTAAGATATAAAAACAATGCTTGTACCTTTGATGAAGGAAAGCCTTGTGGTAAAGAATTACAGGTAATGGTGAAACTTGATGAAATTGAAGTAACCAAAGCAGAGAATCACCAAACAAAAATCCAACTAAATGAAAATATTGGCGTGATTATGAAGTATCCCACAATGGAAATCATGACAAAGTATCAAGATACTGCCGATAAAGACTCTTTATTTGGTCTAATTGCTGAATGTGTTAATACCATTTTTGACAAAGACGAAGTATACTCACCCGATTCATTTACTAAAGAAGAATTAGAAGATTTTATTTTGTCCATGACACAACAGCAGTTTGAGAAAATTAGAGAATTCTTTGAAACTATGCCTCAACTCAAGAAAACAGTGAACGTATCTTGTAAGAAGTGTGGTTATAATAGAGAAGTTACATTAACAGGGCTAAAGGATTTTTTCGTCTAGCGTTGTATCATGAAAGTTTGTATAACCATTATACTACAAACTTTGCATTGATGCAACATCATAAATATAGTTTGACGGAACTTGATAATATGCTTCCTTATGAGCGTGAAATATATGTTACATTATTATCTGATTATATCAAAGAAGAAAATGAAAGAAGAAGAAATAAACAGAGGTAACAACAATGAGCGAAGAAAAGCAGAAAGAGCCGTTTCACATAACACTTAACAACTATAGGATTGTACCAAGACTACTTATAGCACTATATGGATTTATGTTCTATCGTGTAACCGAATGGTTTATGAGTGTTCCAGAGCCTACAAACTCACAAGCCGCATTTGTATCGACTATTGTTGGTGCTGGTGCGGCATGGTTTGGTTTGTATGTCAATAGCGGCAAAAAGGACTAATAGGAAATAAAAATGGCGACTGACTCTACGACAACCATGGAATCCATAATAGAAAAACTCGGAGCGGGTATTGATTCCGTTAGAGTTGCTGATAGAATGGAAAATCTAAAATTAGTAAATGAAGATATTGTTGATGGTCTGGAAGGATTAAGCACAGACTTGGGAGGAACATTAAAGTCTCAAATTAATGACCTTCTTAAACAACAAGCAGAATCTTCTGTTAGAGGTGTCGCCCAAACCCAAGAACAAATCAATAAACTAAACAAATTTATTGATGACAATGCCAATGTTTTAGGTAGGGATGCTATTCTACTTAGACAAGCAATCCAGAAATCAAATGAAGCTTCTGAGTTTTCAAGAAGTAAAATTAAACAATTAAGCTCCACGGTTGCTGAAATGGCGAAAAATACAGCAGTTGATGCCTTGGCTGTTACTGCTGGTCTGTTTGGTGATAGTCCTATTATGATGTTCGCTACAAAGTGGATAGGTGATAAAACTCAAACTTTCTTTGAAGAAAGAAAAAAGAAAAGAGAAGAACAAGAAGCCAAAGAAAGAGAGCAATCCAAGCAAGTAGAAAAAGAAGCTCAAAAAGTAGCCGCCTTGCGTGAACTAGGTTATTCTGAAGAAGAAATAGCTAGGTCATTATTAATAAAACAACAAAAAGACGCACAAGACGCACAAGAAGAATGGCTTGAATCTGTTAGAAAAGAATATGGACTAGATAGTGAGTCAGAACCTTCTGGTTCTCCAATGACAGAAGAAGCAAACGAAGAAACTGAAGAAATAATAGATGAACTTCAGCGCATAAGTCAAAACACTTCAGAGCTTTCGGATAGCGTTGATAACAACGATAGAGAAGATACCAAAAACGCTCTTAGAGAGGGTTTTGCTGGAATGATATCATCATCTATTCTAATTGTCGATGAACTTAAAGAAATCCGCAGTTTCCTAACCAATAATCCTAATGTGTCAGAAGAACTAGCTAGAGACATGGGAGTTTCATTAGAAAGCCTATTAAATGTTCTCAATGGGTCATTTGAGCAAGATAGAACCTTAGCAGAAGAATCGGAAATATCTAGAGAACTTGAAGCTGTGAGAAATAGAGAATCACAAGCAGAAAGTAATAGAGAATTACAGCGTTTCCGAGATGAATTGATAGATGAACTTGAGCAAATAAATGAAGAACTTGATGATTTAAACAAAGAGAAAGAAGAAGGTGGTGGTTTTGGTATCTTTGGAACCCTACTTGGAATACTTGGTTTAGGAATCATTGCCGCGACTTCTTTTGCGGAAGGTGTTATTGAAGGATTTAAAGATGCTGGAAAATTGTTTTCAAATATGTGGAGAGGAATCAAAAACTTCTTCTCTTCTATAGGAAATGCCCTCAATAGAGGTATACGATTTATACTGGGCGATTTCATGAAGCCTATTGATAATTTCATGGATGGAATTAGAAATACACTGACTACATTAAAAACTTCAGTATCTAATTTCTTTAAACCAATAGCGAACTTCTTCAGGAATGGATTTAATTTAGTAGATGACCTTTTTCCTGAAGGTGGTGTATTGAAAAAATTAGGTGATATGTTCTCCAAAGGATGGAATGGACTTAAAAATATAGGAAGCACTCTATCTAAATTCCTAGTATTAGATTGGATACCAGATTTCACATTTATTCCAGAAGGAATAATGCGACCAATAATGAATATAATTGATAATATTGGTGGTTTTATAGGCAATACTGCTAAGTTCTTTGGTAGATTCTTTGCTCCAATCATGGCGGCATTTGATGGAATAATGGGATTCATTGATGGTTATGCCAAAGAAGGTCTATGGGGAGGCGTAAAAGGAGCCATAGAAGGCATAGTAGAAGGATTCATTGGTGGATTCAAGTTCTTGATATCAGATGTTGGTGGATGGATACTTGAAGCAGTTGGTCTAGACGCTCTAGCTGGCTTTATAAGAGGACTTGGTGATACGGTAATGGAAACCCTAGATGGTCTTTTTGGAGGCTTGTGGGATGTTATAGAGGGCATATTCACCCTTGATTGGGGAAAGATTACAGATGGTGCTGGAAAAATCTTTGGCGCTGTGTGGGATTTGCTGGTAGATTTCAAAAACTTACTAATGGACCTTGTAAGAGATGCCTTTGATTTTATTCCAGGTGTCTCTTCAAGTGACCAGAAAGCTCTAAATGAATCAGCTTCAGATGCCATTGATGCAGAAGCACAAAAAATAGCAGAGGCTGAAGGGATTTCAATTGATGATGCCAGAGAAAGAGTCACCGAGAACCTAGAAACAGCTAAAGATTCATCAGATGGTGTTGATTGGGGCAACTGGGGAGGAAATCACGAGGTAGACGATTGGGAAGACTTCGAAGAGTCTGCTAAAAACATGTCTGCCGAACAATTGGCAGATTTGATTAGATATGGTGATAGTGAAGGCGCTGGATGGGAGCCATCTGATAGAGAAAAACTTCTAGAGATGTTAAGTGCGAAAGGTGGAGATACTGGAGACTTAGAACTTTCACGAGCTAGAGCAAGTGCTAATAAAAATGAGTCTGACTCTTCTGAGCCAAGTAGAGTACCGTCTGGTGGTGCTCCTGTTGTTCCTGAAGAATCTGCTGGTTCTGAATCAGAAAGAGCGGAATATGCTATGGAATACCTACAAGAGCAAGGATGGACACCTGAACAAGCCGCTGGGATTGTGGGCAACCTACAAGCAGAGTCTGGTTCTAATATGGACACCAAAGCAGTTGGGGATGGTGGTCAAGCTAAAGGTATAGCACAATGGCACCCACCTCGCCAAAAAGAGTTTGAAAGATTGTTTGGTAAGCCTGTAGAGGAAGGAACTTTTGAAGAGCAACTGGCTTTTGTAAACTGGGAACTTAACAACACTGAAAGCAAAGCTGGTAATGCTATTTCTAAAACAACTACAGCCGAAGAAGCCGCTTATGTCACTGACAAAATGTACGAAAGGTCTGCTGGACTTCATACAGATAGAAGAATGTCAAACGCCAATAGACTACTAGCTATGGACGAAATGAATAAAGAAAGAAGAGAATTAGAGAAACTTGAAGAGCCTACAACTACAGTTGAGCTTGCCAATGTTTCAAATAATGATTTCCTTTCAAGTGAAAGTTCTCCACTTGTTGAAGAGTCCTTAATGTTTGTACCTAATCCAAAGTCTGAGTCAACAACCATAGAAACAACAAATATAACACCAGCTACACTGGATAAAGCATTTGTTTCTACTACTGTTGAACCAACTACTGTTGATGAAATACCGTTTGAGTCATATGAAGAACCAATAAAAGTTAATTCAGAGGATGATAAATCTCTTTGGGATAACATTACAGGATTTTTCTCAGATGAAAATGAAGGAACTGACATGTCAGTGCCTAAGTTACAACCAGTAGAGAGCACTGCTTTTGATGACAGTCTAATGAATCCTAATGAATTCAGCAATCAAGGACAATTCATTGATGTAGTGTCTAGAGATAATGCTGATATGGCAACTAGTGGAACAAATATCGTTAGTAGCAATCCAACTGTAGTAAATGCTCCTACATCTAATAACACAACCGCTGTTATTCAGAAGAAACCTATAAGGAATGAAAAGGGAACTTTTAATAATTTGAATGAAAGAAATTCATTCTGGTAAGAAAAAGGGGAGCTTAATGCTCCCCTTGTTTTTAGTCTTCTTCTGCTAGTTTCTTGAAGTAAGACATTGTATCATCATCGTCATCATCGTCAACATCGAAAGGAACTGTATCTTCCTCTTCTTTGAATGAACGAGATGGTTCTGGTTTAGATTTAGCTTTTGGAGCTTGTTTCTGACCAAAATCCATCGGTACATCTTCGTCAAATTCATCTACCACTGCCGCTTTAGCGGCAGAGGCTCCAGTGCGTTTCTCACCGAGTACACGAGACAAACGTGCTTCTTGGTCTTCAAAAGACTTGAACTGGTCTGGAGCAATGAAATCAGAAAGCTTGTACTGAGACTTCCAGATTTTCTCCATGACTTCATCTTCATCCAACTGCGATTGTGAGTCAAATTCAGATTTGTCATAGTTTACATAACCATCTTTGTTGCGAATTTTGATTTTGAAGTTAGCACCTTCCCAGAAATCAAATGGGTTCAATGGTTCTTCATCTTCAAACTGAGGCTCAAGAGCTTCATTGATGATGTTGTAAATTGACTTGCCATATTTGTAAAGGAATACTTTACCTTCATTCTGAGGATTGGCGGGGTCAGACACAACATAGATGTTAGAAATGTAAGTTAGTTTGCGTTTACGGTCACGAGCAATATTCTTATCAGCTTCGATACCAGAGTTCCATAGGTCACGGTTTGCGTCACATACTGGACAGTTTTCGTTGTTACCTAGAGTTGTACGACAGTTTTCAATAAACCAACCGCCCGGTCCTTGGAAAGAGTGTGACCATACTCGTACCCAGTACAAATCATCATCTCCATCAGTAGGCGGCAAGAAACGAATCACAGCGTAGCCGTTGCCAGCTTTGTCGCGCTCTGGTTTCCAGAAGCGTTCATCAGCAGAACCACTACCAGCGTTACCTTTAGTTTCTTGAAGTTTTGAAACAAGTTTGCTGAAATCTTTGCGATTTCGTTTCATAGATGCGAAAGACATATAAATCTCCTTAAATTGTGATATTTTCAGTATTGTCTGTATTTTCAGTATTGTTTGTATTATGAATATTTTCTCTATTCATTTTTATAGTGTATAACATAATGTAGATTTTGTCAAGTCACTACTTATTTATTCTTCCGAATAATCTTTGATTTTTTGTTTTAATATACCCATGTATTTTTCTGGGTCTGCGTGAAGAAACTTACCGTATTTAACAGCTTTGTTTCTAAATTCAGGATAAACATAGTTTTCTCTAATTCTCTTATCAAAGTCTGGTAAGAAATCCAGAACCTTGTCAAGAATCACAAAGGTTTCTAAGTGAATATCCTTCTGTAGTGCCATCTTTAGTAAAATGGGATAATCATTTCGTTCTCCAAAAAATAAATCGTCAAACAAAAGCTCATGAGTTCTAATATAAGAGAGAATGTAATCAACATCGTTAGAAAAAACATAGGACATACTTTGTATAATCTTTTGCTTTTCTCTATACCTTTCGTTAGCATCTTCATTTAATAAGTCCTTTATGTACTTGTTATCTTCGACAAAATTAGCTATGAAGAACATAATGAGTTCATCCTTCTTATAGCGTTTAGCCATTTTCTCAAAAATATATGTATCATTTCGTTTATTAAATGATTTCATATTAGCTTTTACTTTTCCTTGAAACGTTACAGCATCATATTTCTCACTTGAGAAATGTAGTTTCATGGCTAAGTAAATTTCATAACATTCATATCCTGTCATACAAACGGCAGTGCGGAAGTTTTTGGCATGTAGTTCAACTCTTGGGCTTCAAGAGCTATCTTTTCTTTTAGGGATTGGTTTACTAGAGTACCAACAGTTTCGATATCTAGTCCTTCTTGTTCGCAATATAGAATTATAGTTTCCATATATTTTAAATCTTTTTCTTTGCTAAGTTTTTCTATTTCGAGTGAAAATTTTTGTGAATTTCTCACATTTAAGCTCATTTGTATTTCTCCTAGCTGAATTAGCGCCAGAACCGAAAACTGGCTGTGGAAGTTTTATGAATTATGGAGGTTTACCACGATTACTTCTGAGTATCTTATTTTCTTCAACGACCCATACTCTTATAACCTCTTCGGTTTTGTGTACGTTATGAGATAATATTAAACTATTATGTCCTCTTTGTCAAGTTCTATCCTTGATAAAATATCCATATAATTTAACATAATATTCAAATTGTTTAGGTTGATGAATGTGAGAGGGAAGATTCCCGAAATGCTTCAACATTTCATCATACCGTTTGATTATTTCTTTCTCACTCACGCTACATATCTTCGAAACGTGATTTAACGTGTGAGGCTCCCGGAACTTTTCGTACCTTATCTAGTACATTCTTCATTCCATCATCAAGTTTCACTCTTCCTAGAGCAAAAGGGTCACCGTAATGAGGAGCCTTTGTATAATGTTGACGAATGTGTCCTTCTTCTCCACAATTAGGACATGGTTGTCCTTCTGGAATCTTCCTGTCATCCATTTTTAGATATTCATGGAAGATATGTTCACACTCTTCACAAATAAATTGATAATTTGGCATTAATATTTACCTTTTATTAAATCTTTCATATACTTCATAATCATAGTCATAATCGTCATAATCATGAAAATCATCTGCTCTGAGTCGGTTCACTAATTTCTTAGCATCATTCTTCCTGTGTCTCTTAGCATTTTCTTTATTAAAAGATGATTTCTCAACCTTTTCATTCTTTGACTTTGTATTTAGCTTTTTGCGATGAATACGTTCTTTCTGATTTTCCGAAAAATCGCCATAGGTTTCCATATTATTTACCCAATTACTCCTATTTATTTAATAACTCAGGGAAAACTTCGTTTACTAGTTTTTTAGTTAACCCTTTTACTTTTAATGTTTTTAACAACATTCCAATCATTACTTGTGCTTCATCTGGATGAATAGACTCCAAAAGATTAGCCAATAATTCCTGTTTACGCTTGTGTGTTACCTTTTCTGTCTCTTTGTAAAAGATGTAGAAGCGTCTAACTTCGTAATACAGGTTTGATGGTGTATAACCTTTTTCTTCCGTTGCGGGATACCACTCGGGAATTTCAGATTCATCCGAAACAAACCACTCATAATCTCCAAATATATGCTTTAAAACCTCTCTGAAACGAGGACTATTCACTTTATTTAGAATTTGCTTGCGCTCCGCTACAGTTTTAGCGGATTCAATCATTTCAAAAACTTCACTCACTAGATATTGCATTATTTTCTCCATGGATAGTGTTAGCTACCCTATATAGTATCAAGTATCCCATCAAATCTAAGATAATGTCTTCATCGTCATCATCCTGTCTGTTTTTCCACCTATTAACTTTATCATCCATACGCACAAGAATTTGTTCCATTGGACTTGATTGAGAGAAAACCCTTAAAGGATTTACAGCAGAATCGCCATACTTTCTATTCTTGTCTAGCAGTAATGCTTTGATATTATCACACTCTTGCTCAATAAGCAATTGTGTTTGGGTTAAGGTATCCATATTTATATCCTAAAATAATGTATTGTGTGTTTTCTCTTTAACTTTTGGACGAAATTCCTGTAGGGATTCGCGCAAGACACTCATTCGGTTTTTAATAAAGTAATTAAAAACTTTTTGCATGTTTCCTTTAGGAGTTTTCTTGAATTCTTCAAGAATAGCAAGCTCAATATCACTGGGAGTATTAGTCAAATCAACCAAAAGTTCATTGCGCTTATACCCAGCAAGTTGGTCTTCGTTGAACAATTCTTCTGGCTTTTTAGATAAGTCTAACCAAACTTCAAGTTTTTTCTTAGAAATTGGTTTTTGGCGCTTATTTTCAGCCACAAAAGTATCATCATCGGACATAAAATTTGGAATACCATCACCTCTATCGCCTTTTATCGTGTGTTCACGAATATACTCCATAGGATTATGATGCTTGACAAACTTTTTCATCATAGGACTATATTGCTTTACATTTGGATAGCGTTGAAGTTGAATAAAGTCTTTATCCGAGGATAGAATCAGAACAGGTTCCATAGTAGAGTAGTTCTTACACAATACTCCAATTACATCATCTGCTTCTGCTCCATCAACATCAATAACTTTGTATGGGAAGTTTTCAATAATTTCCTCTTTGACTGTATTAATTGTACCAAACAATAAATTCCAATCAATTTCAGACTCTTCACGAGCTTTTTTGCGTGAAGCTTTGTAATGAGGAAATACCTCTTTTCTCCAATATCTTTTGTTGTCTGTGGCGATAACCAATTCGCCATACTCATTACCAAACTTCATATTCAAAGAACGAATAGTATTAAGTACGGAATGGCGAATTAGGTTTTCTTCCAATACATCAGTATGGGAGCCAATTTGTGACATTATATTGGATATAATGATTTGATTCAGGTCTATAATAAACACCTTACACCTCAATACTAACAGAGTTTACAGAATCAAGTCTGAAACTTCTCCATCCATTAACATCAGTTGCCCATACAGACATGACTTCTGGGTTTGGCTTTTTCTTTGAGGTAGTGGTTACTTCTACTTGAGGTAGAAGGTCTTCTTTAAGTGTACACTCCATGACTCGTTTATCGCCATTAACTTTGGTGAATTCTACTGTAACTTTTCCTTCGTGAAGAAGTGGGGTTACAAAGTCTCGCAGTTTCTCTGGTGATTCAAAATCTGTAAATGTACTTTTTTCTACAAGTGACATAATATATTCTCCATTATTTAATTACTCTACCAGTATAACTCATTTATTCAATCTTGTCAAGTACATTGTTGCTTCATTGAATCTATATCTGCTATGGTCATCAACATATTCATCAATGTAACCTTTTTTGGGAATCATGCCTTGCTTATGATATGTCCATGCTGAGATTCCGTCTTTACCGTATTTCTCGTAGATATCCAGCAAGAAAGGAAGGTCATCTGGCTCTACATCAGTAGCCTCCAAATCAAACCTCCCTACAGTTTTCAATCTTGGAACATCAGTATACTCCAAAATTAATGCTGTTGTCAATAGTTCCATGTATTTGTCTAAATCTTCAACATCACAAAGATATTCTTTTATCCCCTCAATACTGGTAAACAATTCACGGAGCGCGGCATTCCACCCCTCTTCAAATTCATTGATATCAACTGTACCTCTAGTACCAGATACCCTCATAGGAAACTCTGCCATATTAGATATGGCAGATTCCAGTATATAAGATTTTATTGTACTCATGGGTAGAATGTTTTAATCCTTTTTGCATTGCGTACATCAAAATGAAGCCAAGACACGCCTAACTCCATACTGTTAATAAACTCAAAGTCTTCATGGTCTGGGTCTGCCAGAATGTCCTGTCTAACCTCTTCTGCTGTTATGTTATTAAACAAACAATCAGCCGCTCTACCGAAGGTATGTTGTGAAAATGGGGAGTAATATGGACTATCTGGGGTTCTTAGACCAGACCATTGTCTATCTCCTCCTGTAAACCAGTTATTCACAGTCGTTGGACCATAGCGTTTTCTAAGCCTGTCTAGAGTTATAAGAAGTCTAGTATCAATCAACTCCCAAGCCTTTTCTCCTCTTTTTTGATAGACAGATGGCGGAACCAATTCTTGGATAGAAAAGTGTTCACACTTGTATTCATCGAAACTCATTTTTAACTCCTAGCTATATAAATAGCGTCTAATTTTAATTAATCGACTCAACATAAGTTCATCTTCTGTTAAATACGATTCCTCCAAACCAATAGTGGTTTGTATCGCTTTATCTTCAAGTTCCTGTTCTTCTGGACTATTTTCATCATAATCAATAAACACATTATCAATTTTAGCGCCTCTGTTCTCTCTCATTTTAATGTAAGCGAGATAGTCAGCGTTTTCAAATGGGTCTATTCTACTTGGACGGTCATAAACCCACCAAGTATATAATTCTTTTATCTCTTTAGCAATGTACGATTGACTTTCTTCATCAGTTGTATCTTTATCAAGTGAAATTTCCCATTCTAGATATTCCATGGCATAGTCTATCTTTGGTGAGTGCTTCCAGATGTAATGACTGTCCTTAACTAACTTTTCACTATATCCAGCATCTTCAAATACAAAATTACTTATATGATTTTGCCATGCTTTATCGTTCTCAACATACTTTCTAAGAACTTCGAAATTAGCTCTTAACATTACCTCACTGGCATGATACTCTCCGGGAGGGATGTTAAGTTCTATAATATGATTTTTATTTCTTATTTTATGGAACCATTGATTGCATTTTTCAACATTTCCAAAAGTAACTCTATGTAGCCAATGCCACATCTCTTCTGCCAACCAAAATCTAATTGGGCTTTTTGCTTTTTTGTCCCTCTGCCACAATTTCCAATCTTCTAGTGTTGCCGCTTCGGGCATATCTGGGAATAAAAATTTTCTCCACAAGAATCTAAATTGTTTTGTATTCAATCCCAAGCCTCCATTTCAAGTTTTTGAATTTGCTCCATTATTCCTTGGAGATAAATTCTCTTGGCATCTTTTGTTTTGCCAGAGTCATATATTAAAGAAATTTTATAACTATTAGATTTGTGCAATTTACTCAATTCCACGGTTTTTTCTAATATCTGTTGGTCTAGATTAACAAAGTCTTCTATAGAAACTTTATCATCAAATTCTTTGTATATCTCATATATAGCATATTCATCGTCATTTTCCATAGCCTTTTTAGCCTTTAAGAACATTTCATGCTTTGAAGTATCATCTGTTTTATCAGGATGACATTCGTTAGCAATCTTACTATACATCCTTTTGAGATTCTATTTCTTTGATTGTTTTGGTTTGTTATTTTGAGTTGTTTGTTGATAATACTTAGGTTCTGCTTCTTTCTCTTTTTTCTTTTGAAGTAATTCATTAAGCATCTGTACATATTTAGAACAGGCAGAATCTAGTATGGGAATGACCTTATTGATTAGTCCCTGTGCGCTGTTTATTTGTTCAATGATTTCCGATAAGTATTTTTCTTTAGGATTTATTTCTTTGATAGGTTCATCTACGACAGAAACTTCATTCTTTCGGATTAATCCTTTTTCTTTATATTTTTGATATAGCTTTATAGTCATATTTTATATTTATCTTAGTGTCATCCCAATGCTATATTTATATCAGTTTTGGATTAGTTTTTTTAATGATGTTGGTTAGTATTAATCATGATTTTATATTCGAAAAAATAGACTTTAGTCTATAAATAATTTAAACCAATTTAGGAGAATGGCATGAAAAAGTTAATCAATAAAATTTTCAAAAAAGAAAAAAAGATTTCAAGAAAAGAGTTATATAGTTTTGTAATGGCAGAATACAAGAATGACCCTGATTTTGCGGCATATATGATAGAAACAAATCAGCTTAAAAAGCTACAGGACATGTACAACTAATCATCAAGAATAAGTTTATGTTTTTTGTTTCTAGTATACTTTGTTCTGTCTCTGTATACTTTTGACTTATTAAAAAACCCAGAGTATTTTGCTACTGGGTTTTTTCTTTTTGAAGTTTTCATTTTAATACCTTGAAACTTTATTTGGTCCGAGTAGAGGGAACTGAGCTACACTCGGAATATAAAAATAAAAGGGACTTTTTATACAGTGTCCCAAACTGTTGACAGTTTTTGTTTAGTGTGGTAGTAGAGAGTAGATACACTAACATGGTCTGCCTTCCTAATGTGGCTCCCGAAGCTGGACTCGAACCAGCGACCTAAATAACACCCATTGCTTTTAAGTCATCCTCAAGCAAGACTTTTAAAGTTCTATAAGAAGGAAACTGAGACCACTTAGCATTATCTTTCTCTGTCTTATATCCTTTTATTTCTATATACTCATCGCTGTCAATTAAATAAAAGTCTGGAGTATATCTTCTAGTCTTACCTTCAAATTCGTATGAAAAAGAATCTCTACACCTTTGCCATTTGATTTGATTTTTATCTAACCATTTAGCATAATTAAGTTCCCATTTACCGTGAAGGTCTACGCCATTATACTCATAATGATGATATTTGGCAAGTGAAACATGCCACTCTCCGTTTTCGACCTTCTTAGCAATTGTCGCTTTACGCTTTGCTTTTGTTTCTTCAGACTCATTAGCATTACGTTTTTTGGTGTATTCTGACAATTTCTTTCTAGTTTCATCAGGCATTGTATAGTTAGGGTTAGACCATTGATTCTGCGAACCATTTTCTCTTCTAACCTTTGCTATCTCTTTTTGTTTCTCTTTATCTTGAAATGGCGTAGTTTGCCTTTCAGGATTAAATTTGCAAAGCCTTTGATGATTCCTTAGAGAATTATCGTTTTTACATTCTTTTTCACAAAACTTACAATTCATAGTAGTAACCCTTTTGGTAGATACTATTATTTATAAAAAGTAAGTTTTCTAGTCTACTGCTCTACCAACTGAGCTATTCGGGAATAAAGCTAACATTATTTATAATGGCGAACTGGACGGGACTCGAACCCGCGACCTCCGCAGTGACAGTGCGGGATTCTAACCAACTGAACTACCAGTTCTTTAATTGGCGTCCCCTGCAGGATTCGAACCTGCGACCCACAGCTTAGAAGGCTGTTGCTCTATCCACTGAGCTAAGGAGACAATTAAGTTAAGTAAGCTTTCACTCTTTCTACGTCTAACTTACCTTCAATATATCCAATTGAAGTATTGCAGGGGTGACATAGAATAGCTCTTACTTCTCCTGTTTTGTGGCAATGGTCAATATAACCAGAGTTAGACTTATTACCATTAAACATTATTACTTCTCTATCGCACAACTTGCATTTTCCATTTTGACTTTCATGCAGTTCAAGTTGTGCGTTTTTATGTAAACCATATCTATCCATACCATTCTTACATGTTCTACATTGTAATCCAATATGCGATACTGTTGATAAGTCTATTCCACAGTGTTTACAGTTTCTCATTTTAGTCTCCTTAGCTCTTTATCCTAGAGTTATTTATAAAAAACTAACTCTTGACTACTGAGCTATGGAGACTTAAACTTTTACTTTATAGTACCATCTTACTATATATCTTACTTACTGTCAAGTTTTAACACATGTTATCTAGGAAATCGTAACCTTCAACTCTTCCATCAACATCAGCTACATTATCAAAAATCTCACGAGCTAGATGGTAGTAGTGTCGAGCGTTCTCTAGAGCAACATTCTTGTCTACTTCTGCTTTGTTTGAATTTACACTGGCAGTTAAGTAACGAGTCTTACGACCAGAACCAAACCCTACTGCGTAATCTCCGCTGTTCAATTCAATAGTGCGATATTTGTAAGCCATGTTGCTTTCCTCTCATCAATTTATATAGTAATTATATCAGACCTAGAGAGTATGTCAAGTGTTTTTTGAAAATAATTGTAAATACTATTTGGTGCGCCCAGTAGGATTCGAACCTGTTAACCCTGTGTATATGGTGGGACGTACTGGAGTCGAACCAGTGCAAAGACCTTATGAGGGTCACGTACTAACCGTTATACGAACGTCCCATGTTTTATAATATATTGTAAACTATGTTCTTCTAATTTGTCAATATATTTCTTATCTATTACTACCAAGTGTTCCGAGAATTGTGACCACTTGGCATCGTCTCTTTCTGTTTTATAGCCTTTTACTTCTATATACACATCATAGTCTGGCACATAAAAATCAGGATAGTATTGTCTGATAGAGTTATTCCAATAGTAATCGAACCCTCTTGGTTCATTCTCCCAAGATATATTCTGAGAGTCTAGCCACATTGCAACTTTTAGTTCCCATTGCCCTTTGAGTTTGACTCCATTGTACTCCAAAATCTTAACTCTACCACATACGTTATTTTTAGTATATGAATCTGGATTCTCTTTAACTGCCTTTAGCATCCTTGCAGACTGTTCTCTCTTGTATTCTTCCGTCTTCATGTACGCTTGGTACTCTTGAGAATTAAATCCACAACCTTTGCCTTCTGCAATCTTTTTCTTGTGTGTATTTGACGATGCTTTAGCATACTTTCTGACTGCTTCACTTGTTTCTTTACTAAGACCTTTGTTCCAAGCCGTCCTGCCTTTCATAGTGTCACGCCACTTTTG